GTGTACATTCAGTAATAAGCCTTATATAAGGATATATTCTCAAGATAAATTACTCGATAAATATGGTGCTGTAGGAACACCTTATGTAATTAAATCTCATCGCTGGTTTTCAACTACACATCCTACTGATACTACAAAAAGCGTAGATGAGATAGCAAAATTATCATGGACACAAAGTGGTGACGTTATTTTCTTTACATGTCCTACACGGAAACCCTTCCTTTTATCTAGAACAATTGATTCTACTGCCTCCTTAGTTCGTGCAGAAGATAATTCTGTATGGACAATGAGTGATTATGAGCAAGAAGATGGCCCTTATGAAAATACTAATGCTGATCCTGACCTCGCTTTCGTAGCGTTACAATCTGTTAATAATGGCGTAGAAGTAGACGATGATATTGCATATGTACAATTTGATGTAATTAATAATGCCGTTGTACTTGCTAATCATGGTATGCAAGTTGGTCAAAAGATTAACTTATATGTAGATTCGTTAGCAGATAATGAGCAGATTATAGTAAAGAATGGTACTGTCGATCCTGGTGGAGATGGTACTGTTGCAAGTGATGCGTGTCTAGGAGGATTTATCCCTTCTTACCATACTGGATCAAGTGTTTTAGTAAAAAATAACTATTTTTATGTAGTATATGCAACCTCTATATCATTCCAAATATCTGATGCACCTAACGGCCCTGCGTTT